TTTTGAGTTTCTCAGCGAAGACCCGTTTGCTGAACGTGTCCGGAACGCATGGGACAAAGGGTTTCTCAAGGCTGCCAGCGTTTCATGGCTACCGCTTGAAAGCGAGGAGGGCGAAGATGGTAACCAGAGAGATGTCCGCTCCGACCTACTGGAGTGGTCAATTGTATCTGTCCCGTCTGATCCTGACGCTGTGAGGGTAGCCCATGCCAGAATGATGGAGACCATGCTGACCGAACCAATCTCAGACGAGGAGGTGTTTGCTGAACACAGTAGGGAAGAGGTAGAAGAAACTGTTGAAACAACTCCCTCTACGAGACAGGCAGAGCCATGCTGGGAGGTCAACGATGGTTGCTCCATCCGCAAGGCGATGGATGAGGCAGCAGAGGAAGAGTCCGAAGAAACCGAAGAAGAACCTGCCCCAGAGGCAGAGGCAGAGACAGCATCAGTAGAAGACACGGGTAGACTGCTGAAAGAATTGGCAGAAATAAAATCCAGACTGAGAGGAAACTAATGGCAGAACATTTGGACAAGATAGGCAAGGAACTCAGCGAGATTAATTCCTTTGTGAACGAGCGGTTTAACCCCGTCACAGAGAAGATTGACCTCCAGAGTGATGAGATTGAAAAGATTAAGAAGGGCATTGCCGAGGTAACAGAGGCACAGCGTGAGGCAAAACGGGCGCAGGTTCGCACAGCCTCAGATAGTACAGATGGCATCAGGGTCAATGACGGACCTTATGCTGGCATGGACGCTGTTGACCTTGCGTTGGTACGAGGTATAGCTGAAGGCAACAAGGGTTGGGCAGAGCGAGTGGACAATGCAACCGGACAACTTATAGAGGCAGCAAAAGACGTAGACGTTTCTGCCTCCGACAAGAAGTTCGACAAGCATCCCTATGCAAAGCCAGTCCTCAGAGATTTCAGCAGGGCGATTGATTCAACCAGCCGTGCATTGACGGCAGCAGGTTCGGCAACTGGCGATGAGTTAGTTCCCACACTTGAGGCTAGTGCGCTTTGGATGGACATCAATCTCCAGACCCAGATAGCACCGCAGATTCCCACAATTGCGATGCCTTCAAACCCATTTGATATCCCGACTCAACTTGGGGATGTCTCATGGTTTCCGGGTACAGAGAACACGACAGCGACAGAGTCCACTCCTGCGACTGCGAAGAAGACCCTCACCGCTTACGAGTTGGTGAGTCAGGTTTCCTTCTCTTTCAGCATTGAGGAAGACAGCATCTTAGCCTTACTTCCTGAGATCAGGGCTGGGCTGGTGCGGAATGCTGCCGAGGTTTTGGACGATGTCATTTTGAACGCCGACACAACGGCTGCCAACTCGATTAACGCAGACGGCGCAACGATTGCGACCAGCACGGCAAACAAAGCCCAATGGTTGATAGGATATGACGGTCTCCGTCATGCTTGTCTTATCGACAACACGAGCCAAGCGAACAATCACAATGCTGCTGTCAGCGATGACATGTTCAATGAGATTCGCAGCAAGCTGGGCAAGTACGGTACACGCCCCAGCGAGTGTGTGTGGATAATGGATGTGAACACCTTCATCCGAAGTCAGGGAATTTCCAACTTTAGAACGATGGATAAGTTGGGTCCTAATGCAACCATCCTGACTGGACAACTTGGGGCAATATCGGGAATCCCCGTTATAGCCTCTGAGCAGATGAGGTTGGCAGACACGGACGGCAAGGTAACCAGTGCTGGCAACAGCGCAGAGACCGGCAGCGTCCTCATAGTGAACAAGGGTCAATGGTATCAAGGCTTTCGTAGGGACATGGCGGTGGACGTTTTCCGAGATACTCAGAAACGGTCTAACATTGTCACCATCAGTTTCCGACATGCTTTGACGCAGAGGGCGACTCTGTCAGCCCAGACCCACACGGCTCTACAGTACGACATAACCGGCGTTTCTTAGTTGGGTTCATCACCTAGCGACTAAGCAACGCTGCCTTGGGGGCAGGGAGTTGGCTACACCTCTCCCTGCCCTACGGAGGATTTTATGGCTAAAACTAAAATAAAGAATCTGACAACTGACGACCTTGGATATCAGGGCGTTGTTTTTCTTGCTGGCAAGACTGTCGAAATTGACAAGGCTGTTGCTGAAAAGATGGCTGACGCAATGCCCGACAGGTTCAGGCTTGTGAAGAAGTCAACCAATCGCAAGGTATCCGAGGAAGGTACAGAGAACAGGACTGTGGAATAATGGCAGTAATTGGGACAATCACGGTCACCTCTGCTGGCACTAGGGTGCAGAACACCAAGTCCGGCAATTGCCGTGGAATTATGTGGAGGGCAAGGGCTGATAACTCGGCAGTCGTTTATGTGGGATACAGCGATGTGTCCAGCACAAACGGTGTCGCCATAAGCCCCGGTGACGCTTTCACAGTACTCTTCAATGGTTACGAAAAGTTACAAAATTGGTACGCCGATGCAGCCACCAACTCGGACAAGGTGGATTTTGTCGCCGACAATTCCTAGATAGTGGTGCGGATGGCGGTGGAGGATAGACGATGGCAACGACTCATTTACCGACCCATGCAATGGGGTTCGCAACTGTTACGACAGCAGGAACTCCGGTAAGACTACATTCGACTTCTATCAGGGTGCGTAGGGTTGTCATCTACGCTCAGAAAGCCAACAGCGGACAGATAATTGTCGGTGGCTCAAGCGACTTCAATGCCGGGGCTGGTGTTGGTTCGGGGTTGGATAGTGGCGAATCAATCACGCTGGAAACTGAAAAGAACTTCCTCGATTTGTATGATGTTTGGCTCGATACGACCAGCAACGGGGACAAAGCTGATTTCTACGCACAGAAGGTGTAATCAATGGCAAGAAATCATAACTTCAGGGGAGCAAGCCTTCAATACGTTTCCGCACCTGACTCCCTAAACAACCTAACAGACATCACAATATCTGCTGCTGCCACGCTGGACATGCTCCAGTATTCCTCTGGCAAATGGCGTGACGTTGCAGCTATTAAAAGCCTTCAGATTGAGGACACCTCTGCAAATCACCAGTATCTTATAGGTGTCAGCGAACTGGCAGCGGATCGAACAATAACGCTGCCTCTTTTGACGGGCAACGACATATTTGTTTTCAATGATTTTGCAGCGACTTTAACCAATAAGACATTAACCTCTCCCGTTATCAATACGGGAGTCTCAGGCTCTGCTGTTCTCGATGAGGACAACATGGCTACGAACTCTGCAACCCAGCTTGCCACACAGCAGAGTATCAAGGCATATGTTGATGCACAGGTGGCAACCGAGGATACCCTCGCAGAATTAAATGACACGACCATTTCAGGTCCAGCCTCCAATGACGTTTTACAGTACAGCGGAAGTGCGTGGGTTGATAGAACCTATGCCGAGGCTGGCATCGCCTCTCTAACAGGCTCTGAGACACTATCAAACAAGACCCTGACCAGCCCGACAGTCAACTCGCCGACCATATCTGGAGGGACTGCCACGGCTCTGACCGACTTGGATATGACCTCTGGGAATAAAACTATCCTCGACACTATCGGCAGCAACACGCTGACGATTGGTGCATCTGGGACGACCGTAACAATAGCAGGGAATCTCACAGTTTCAGGAACTACCACAACCGTGAGTTCCACACAAACCGTGATAGCCGACAAACTGATCACCCTGAATGACGGTGGTGATTCAACGAGCGGTGGGGCAGTTGGCATAGAGATTGAGGAGAACAGTTCAGCAACAGGATATTTCAAGACCGCCAGCGACAGGAATGGGTGGGAGATCAAGGCACCAAACGTAGCTGGTGTCCTGACAATCGACCCCTCTGCTAACAGCAATACAATCACATTTGGTGGTTCGGGTAAGACGCTCACCATCTCAGAGACTGCGACCATTAACCAAGACCTCGCCACTACGGCGAATGTCACCCATGCCAATGTTACGGCAACAGGGGTATTGGATGTTCAGGGCAATGTCACCCTTGGCAACGCTGCCTCGGATACGGTCACAGTAACTGGAGTCATCGCTGGGGCAAGTCCATTGGTGTTTGAAGGCGGTACTGCCAATGGTTATGAAACCACCCTTGCGATTACCGATCCCACGGCAGACCGGACTTGGACTCTGCCAAATGCCTCGGATACGTTTGTGGGTCTGGCTACTGCCGACTCATTATCTAATAAGACCCTTGCCTCTCCGGTCATCACGACTGGGGACATAAATACGCCAGACATAGACGGTGGAACAGTAGATGCCATAACCAGCCTGACAATAGCCAACAATGTCGATGTTGGAAGTTACACAATAAGAGCCTCTGGATTCTTGGCTGACGGGCTGACTGCTGGACAAGTTGTTTACACAGGCACAGATGGTGTACTGAGCAGCGAGGCAGCCTTGGCATACAACGCCAGCACCAACATCCTGACAGTTGGCGAAGTTTCTATGACAACCCTCGATATCGGTGGCGTAAATGTCACTTCCACGGCTGCCGAAATTAATCTGTTAGACGGGGTCACTTCCACCACGGCTGAACTCAACCTGATTGACGGTGGTACAGCAAGGGGAACGACAGCAGTTGCCAGCGGTGACGGCATCTTGATTAATGATGGTGGCACGATGAGGATGACCAACGTGGACACCGTATCAACTTATTTTGCAAGCCATAGCGTTGGCGGTGGCAATATTGTCACAACAGGTGCGCTGAACTCTGGGAGTATCACAAGCGGATTCGGCACAATCGATAACGGTTCTTCTGCGATCACAACCACAGGGCTGATATCCGGTGGGTCTCTGGACATAGATAATGTGCTGATTAACGGGACTACCATCGGGCATACTGACGATACCGACTTGCTAACTGTTGCCTCTGGAGTTTTGACTGTTGCTGGTGAATTAGACGCAACCACCTTAGATATTTCAGGTAATGCTGATATAGATGGAACCTTAGAGGCTGATGCCATTACAGTCGATGGAATAACCCTTGCTGAATATATATCTGATACCGCAGGGGCTATGTTCTCAAGTAATACTGAAACTGGAATAACGGCAACTTATCAAGATAGTGATAATACAATTGATTTAGTTATTGGTACGTTAAATCAGGATACTACAGGAACGGCTGCAACTGTAACAGGTGCAGCACAAAGCGCAATTACATCGCTTGGTACACTAACAGCCTTAACCGTAGATGATATAGCCATTGATGGCAAAGTCATTACCATGACGGGCAGCAGTAGTGACACAGCAGTATTTACTG